TGCTAAAAGATTTATTACCCGTTTACGAAGTGATAGAAAATTAGAATTACAATTTGGAGCAGGTATATCAGATAATAATGATGAAGAAATTGTTCCTAATCCAGATAATGTAGGAAATGGATTAGCGGAGGTTCGTCGTGCTATCGATGTAAGTTTCGATCCATCGAACTTTTTATATACAAGAACTTATGGTCAAGCACCTGCAAATACAACGTTAACTGTTACTTATACTGTAGGTAATGGCATACAAGACAATGTACAGTCTGGAGTTTTATCTAATATAGAATTTATAGAATATAATGACAATATAAATTCTACTAATAGTGCTCCGATTGTTAATTTCGTAAAGAATTCGGTTACTGTAAATAATGAATCGCCAGCTGTTGGAGCAAAATCTTTTGATACATTAACAGATATTAAAAATAATGCACTAGGAAATTTTGCTACACAAAATCGTTTAGTTACAAGAGAAGATTACATAATAAGATGTTATTCAATGCCAGCAAAATTTGGTAGCATAGCAAAAGCATATATTGTCCCAGATGATCAAATAGCACAACAAGATCTGATAGAAAAACGAATAACTAATCCATTAGCAATGAATTTATATGTTTTAGGATTTGATTCTTCTAAACAACTAACAACGTTGAATGACGCTGTTAAAAACAATTTAAAAACATATCTAGGATATTATCGAATGTTAACTGATGCAATCAATATAAAAGATGCATTTATTATTAATATGTCTATAGATTTTGAAATATCCGTATTATCAAATTATAATAGTAACGAAGTATTACTTAAATGCATTAACGAAGTTAAACAGTATTTTGACGTTGATAAATGGCAAATCAACCAGCCTATTGTTAAATCTACTATACAAAATTTAATAGGAAATGTTGCAGGCGTGTTATCTGTTGTTAATGTTTCTTTTAAAAATAAATTCGATTCAGATTTAGGATATTCTGGAAATGCATATGATTTAGCATCTGCTACTAGAAACGGTGTAATATATCCTTCTTTAGATCCTAGTATATTCGAAGTTAAATTTCCAGACCAAGATATACGAGGAAGAGTTGTAAGTTCTTAATATCTTTATATTTATACTAAAAGGTCAATAAAATGGGTGTAATACGAGATAATCGCACAAACATAGTTGCTGGTGGATTAATATCAGCAAGTTATGTTTCTGATGTGTACAATGTGTTAACTGCAAATGCGGTTGAGGATATAGTATTATCTGGGTCGTTAGGTGTTAGTGGAAGTTTACATGCAACGTTAACTGGAACTGCTGATACTGCTTCATATGTACTTTCTGGCTCCATTGACGGTATTACTAATTATGTTAGGAATAGTCAAACATCTTCTATGACAGTAGCTACCGCATCATATGTAACTGGATCAAATATTTCTGTAGCATCTGCATCAATTGATAGATTAGATGTTCAATCTGGAATCGTGTTTATTACAGGTTCACTACCAACGACAGATCCAGTTGTTCCTGGTCAAGTATGGAGAAGTGGTAGTTATTTAATGATTAGTACCGGCTCTGGAAGTTAAGGTTAAATATGTTTAGAATATTTTATGCAGAAAGCGATGCTACAATGTATGAGGCTAGTAGTCTCATAAATTCTAATACTGGTATTGATGAAATACTTCAAGTTGGAAAACAATTAGATACCGATGGTGAAACATTAGTCAAAAGCAGATTTGTTGTTAAATTTGATATGTCTGAAATTACCAATACTCTTACTAAATATTCTGTAAATTTAAATTCTTGCAAATTTATGTTGCAATTATATACAACTAATGCAAAAAACTTGCCGGCAGAATATACATTAGATGCTAAATTATTAGGGCAACCTTTTACAAATGGTACTGGATTAGAAGCTTCTCCAACTACAGATGGTATAGCTTGGGCAACTCCTCACGTATCATGGTCATATACACCATCAGGATCGTCCACTACATTGTCTGGTTCATCTTGGATATCTAGTAGTCAACAAATCAATATCGGTGCACCTAGTTTATACGTATCTGGATCTGGTAGTGGTGGTAGTTGGCTGTATCAATCCGGTAGTGGATTTTTTGATACTTCTTCATTTGATTCTGTATATTTTTATCAGCCAGGCCTGGATACCAATGAAGAATTTGGATTACGACCTACGGATATTAACATGAATGTTACTGAAGCAGTAAAAACTTGGATATCTGGTAGTGGTGGAGTTAGTGTTGATAATAATGGATTCTTAATTAAGTTTTCTGATGCAGATGAAGCAGATGGAACTAAGACAGGAATTATTAGATTTTTTAGTCGAGATACCCATACTATATATGTTCCTAGAATAACTATGTACTGGGATAACAGCACTTTTACAACAGGATCGTTGTCTGCGGCTAATCTAGAGTCATATTTAACTTATAGCAAAACAAAACCAACGTATAAAGATATAGAAATTACAAAAATTAGAATCTTTGCTCGAGATAAATTTCCTAAAAAATCTCATAACAATCTATATCCTTTTGAAACAATAAAATATTTACCTAGCACTACATGTTATGCAATACGGGATGCAGATACAGATGAGTACATAATTCCGTTTGATAATATTTATAATAAAGTAAGTTGTGATAGCACTAGTAATTTTATCCACGTAGACATGAATAGTTTTATGCCAGAACGATATTATCGCATAGAACTAAAAGTAGTAGATGGATTTACTGAAGAATATATCGACGACGAAATTTATTTTAAAGTAGTTAGATAATGGCAATAGACAGACGTAGAAGATTAGATCCTGTTGATTTACAAAATCAATCGAAATATCAAGAACAAGGTATTACAAGAATATCAAACAATGATTCCGTTGTTAAACGAGATTCTGCTGGTAATATTGAATTACAGGAAAGTAAAAAAAATCCATTACTAATAATAGAACCAATATATAAGAAAATATTAAACAGTTCTGTAATTAAAGTTTTAGATACTCAGTTTAATTATTTCAAATTTCCAGTACGTATTGCTGGAGAATCATTAGATTTAAATTTAGATGTAGATTTAGATTTAAACTTTGAAACTGACAATATATCGGCTAATTTAACTATACCTACTCCGTTAGATTCAAATCAACAACCACAAAATACACAAAAAATTAGTACATCGTATAATTCAAATTGGTATTATGGTGACAATGCGCCAAATAGCAGTGGATTTCGAGAATTACCATTTTCTGGAGGTACTCAACCTAATGCTAATGGATACACAATTACCAAAGAAATATTAGACTCGTTAAAACAACAAAATAAAACTATTAGATTTAAATTTGCAGTTCAATACAGAACATCTGCCGGCAATCGTACGAACTTTGACACAAGATTAACAAGAACTAATCGTAAAACATACAATCCATTGACATTGACTTTTAATAAACAACAGAATGTTAGCGGGGGCTCAGACGGCGAAAATAATCCATATGGATTTACAGTTCGCGATGAATGGGCTGATTATCCATACTTAGTTGTTACATATATTGTTGATCTAGTCGATACTAAAGCAGGAGACGTTTATAAATTATTAGCTCAATCTGGAAATCCAGGTGTTATTTTAGCTCAAAATTCTTATTGGGATGTTGATGTAGTTGATATACCAGATCCAAATGATGCAATTTATAAAAATATATATAGTATAAATGATGATACTGCTGTTCTTGATGGTGGATTAGTAGTTTTAAAATCAGATGAAAATAGTCAAGTAGCTACATTGCAATAAACAACATGTTAGATCAATATAAAAATATCGAACAAATTAAATCAGCAAAAAAATCTATTTCTGCTGAAAGAATACCAGTGTCGAAAACTCAATTATTTTCTACTGTAGCTAATCAATCATATATACCTAATACCAATATTTTAAATAATAATATTGAATTTCATATATATTCAGACTCTAATTATATTTCGGGTAATCATTCAATTGACTTTCAAGATACAATACCTGAATATAAAAATAAAACTACAAATCAAAGTATTCATATTAATTCTGGGATAGGAATTGATTTATATAAACAGTTTGAAGATTTACAGATTACTGCTGGTAATTTTACGATTGTTTTAAACTTTTTTAAAAATCTAATAGGAAATTTTAGTAAACAACATTTACGAATAGACGAAATTTCTCCGGACCGAAAAGAAATACGTTTACGATCAATTGATGATACTGATGTAGAATTTTTACAACAAATAACTAGTTATATACAAACTGTTAATCAAACAAGTAATCAAGGAATTCACCGAACATATTTGTTAAATTTTAGTCGCAATCAATGTGTACAATTTATTAACAGTGTAGTCGTTGGAGAATATTTATACGTTAAACTACAAGATCCATTACCAGAACAGTTTAAAGAAGATTTTAAATGTTGGGTAGTTGAAGAATTAAAACCAGCATATTTAGACCGTGTTAATATATTAGCTTCAGATATTGATAAAACGTTTAAACAATTATCTAATCCAAATTGGCAAGCAAATTATTCATATAATACATCTACAGAAACTGGACTTAAAAATTGGACAGAATTATTAGGATCATCAGTACAAACTTCACAACAGTTAGTAGATTATTATTTTTCTGGTAGTTTATCAGGGATGTCGTTAAATATAGATTATTCTAATTTTAATAATTTTATATTTTATAGTTCAGCAACTGAGCGTTTAGAGAATTTTAGATATAAATTACAATTAATAGAATTTTATACATCGCAAAGTATAGTGGTAGGTAATATTTCTGGAAGTGTGGCTACAACTAATCAGTCTGATTTTAATACTTTAACGAATAATCTTATTGGAGGATTTGATAATTTTGAAAAATATCTTTATTTTAATTCTGGATCACAAAAATTAACAACACATGATATTCCTATAGTTGATGCAAATATACCACAACTTACCGGAAGTTTATATATAATTGATCCTGCACCAAAAACTAATGCAAATAAACCATATGTATTAACTTCTATAACCAGTAGTGAATTTATAACATGGTTTGATTCATTGCATAGTAATGCACAATTATACGATCAATTAAATTTAAATTCATTACAGTATGCTGTTCCTGAATATATTAAAACAAAATCTACATTAACAGATATTACTACATTTGTCAATATGTTAGGTCATCATTACGATATATTATATACATATATTAATAATATGACTCGAATTAATAATCGAGAAGAAAATCCTAAACTAGGAATGCCTAATGAATTATTATATTCTGTTGCTAAACAATTTGGATGGAACTTAACAAATGGTAATCAATATAAAGATTTATGGGAATACGCATTAGGAGTAAGTGAAACTGGAACACCGCTTACTGGTTCTAATTCAGTAGGAGATCCATCGGTATCCGGTGAAAATATGACATATACTGTTTGGAGACGTATTGTTAATAATTTACCTTTACTGTTAAAATCTAAAGGAACTAAACGAAGTATACAAGCATTACTATCATGTTATGGGATACCACAATCATTTATATCAATTAATGAATATGGAGGCCCTAGATTAGAACGACCCCCTATATATGAAAAATTAAATTTTGATTATGCATTAGATTTAATTGATAATACTGCTGGTACTGTGACAGTTAATTATTCACAATCAATTAACACTGTACAGTTAAGATTTAGAACAGATGATGTTATAAAAACTCCTACGATGCCTAGCACAATGAATTTGTTTACTATAGGTAGTAATACAATTACATTAGATTATACTAGTGGTACTTTAGGTACGGTACAAATTAATGGTACAGGAAGTGGTAATATTGAATTATTTGATGGTGGTTATTTAACTACTATGTTGCGTACGGATGGTAATAAATTAGAATGCGTAACTAAAAAATCTAAACACGGTAAAATTGTTGCGGCTGTGTCTTCTTCAGCAACTGCTTCGTTTGATTTTCAAAGTACTTTAACTTTAGGTGGTACTACGGGAGGTAGTAGATTGCAAGGACAACTTCAAGAATTAAGATTTTGGAGTTCAAGTCTAGGCGATTCAGCATTTAATAATCATGTAACTGCCCCGGCAGCATATGATGGAAACATAGATGCATATGATGAGTTAGTTTTTAGACTACCATTAACACAAAAAATTAATCATGCAGCAACTAGTAGCTTAATAGGAGTAGAACCTAATAATT